CATCAAGCTTTCCTTGAACAACAGAAATGACCTTATGTATTTCTCTGTCAGTTCCCGATGGTTGTACGCTGTATCTGCTAACATCAGCTTTAATATCTATTGGCTTAAGTGATTCTGTCCAACACTGTGTTTCACGGCAGAAGTCTTGTACGACCTCTCTTATAACTTGATTCAGCAAAGGTTCGGGAGTTCCCGCAATCTCTGCTGTTATGTGCTTAAATAATCCTGTCTCAAAATTGGTTGTTGCCATTTATAGCTCCTAGCTTAATACGTATTCAAACTTTTCTAAATATTTATCACCAAGGGCCATGTTAGCATTATCTTCACTATCCATCTGTATGCACCTGTAACAAGTGTAATTAACAATAGCTTCTTTATAGCGATCATTAATCTGCAATGTATCAGTCAGTGCTGTAATAGTGGTGATAATATTAGTAGTCGGCACAGAGGTCGTAAATAGGCTGTCTGGACGCTTCTCAGCAATCTTACTGCAAGCTTCTGTAATAGCGGTAAACATAAATGCGTCTGACCATCTATACCCTGCTGTAAGGTAATCGTCCTTCATCAACTCTCTAACTCTAGTTACTATATTCTGTGCCGTCATAGCTTATTCCTCTAAGTGTTTCTTGATGTTCCTTATTGCCGTTTCTCTCTTCTGTATAGACATTGGCAATCTGTACTTAAATCTAGTCTTGCATAACTCTCTCATCTCTGGAACATTAAGTCCCTCAAAGATTACATCAGCAGACTCATCTCCTTTAATCTTAACTTCTTGCTCAATGAAAGTTTCCATTGCTAAATCTGTTGGTGAAGTAGACTCTTCTTGAATAGCTTCTGCGATTGGTGTAGGTGCTACATAGCTTTCCTGTGCCGAATCGTAAGCGTATCTACTATCTGCATATTGATCGGGATGAACCCATTTAAAGCGATCTTCGCCATAATTAATCTTCATCTCAGTATTTTCTGCTTTCCTTGCCGCCTTTGCAGACCAAATCATAATGATTCGTGCTGTAATTCCTTCAACTTTTTTACCAGTTTTGTCTGGTACTAAGCCGACTCTCTCCTTAAGAAGGTAGCGTAATCTTTGATTGCATTTGATAAACCCTTTAGATCTTAAAGTTGCTTCATCAACGCTTGTTGCTGTATCTTCATTGTTCATATCTTATTCCTTATTATCCTTTTAGAATGGGGACACACAGAGTGCATGCCCCCAAGTATTAATTATCCTAGTCGTTGACAAAAAGCCTTAACACGAACCTTAGCGGCTGCGAAAGTCTGTCCTAGCACTTTAACGTCAATAGAGTCGGCAGCTAAATAAGTCTTACCAGCTCTATAGCCTGTAACAGTGTTTGGTGCTCCTTCTGTCAATAACAATGTTGACATAGTAACAACAGCTGATGTAGCGTCAATAGCATCGTGGTAGCCATCAATATCATCGCCATCACCAACATCAAATGTATTACCAGAATCTACTGTCATAACTTCAACAACAACACCCGATACGAATGTATTAGCAGGTATTTGCAACATCTCAATCACAGCGTTAGCCGTTGCTGATGTTACGGAGAAATCATAAATAGCTTCTAGTGAGTAGAAGTCATTTCCATCATTGGCAGGATTACCTGCGCCTTCCTTAATAAGTGACATATATATATTCCTTGTAATCTAATTTTAATTGTGAATAAGTATGGCTACAGAGATGCAACCATACTTTAAGTGGCCTAAATGTAGAAGTAAGCCCAACCAAGCGCTTCTGGCTTGATGACCTTATAACCAAATACATTCAATCCATCGTTGATCATACCGAACTGATTATCAGCCTCTTTAGAACGTGACTTGGTCAATTGAGAAGCGAATGTTAATGCCTCTTTCTGTCCAAAGATTATGTTCGTGATAGTATTAGTATCAAGAGTTGTAGCCAATTGGTTAGTCTCATAGATAGTGAATCGAGCAATAGTACCCAATACGCCATGTCTACGCATTGACTCAGCATCACCTGCTTCATTAGCCTTGTTAAGATCAGACTGCTTGATCAAAGAACAGAACTGTGGTGGAAGCAATAAGAAGCGATCGTTTACTGGAACGTTCTGCTCATCAAGGATAGCACCCATTTCTATAATCTTGTCAACAATAGTAGGCTTAGTCACTTGTAGAGGAGTGCCAGAAACACCCATATTGTAACCACCACTAACTAAACCTGCTGTTAGACCTTGATTTGAAGCGTGAGCATCATCAAAGATGTCAGCAAGGATGTCAGAGTCAATTTCAATCTGCATCTGCTTAGCGGCATCTCTAGTCCAATCTTCTACATAGTCGATGTTAGACAGTAATGTATCTACGTCTTCTGCCAAGAACCTAAAGTACTTAGCTTGGTTAATTTCAAGATCAATAACACTAGTTTGTAAGTGTTCAGTCTCAAGAGTTTGACCCTTGATGTAATCTTTAATAGCAACAGTTGGAGTGTTACGAATTTTAACCGTATCTCCTTGGTTCTTGATGTCGCCTTCATATTTTGTGTTAGCAATGACCTTAAAGATCGTTGTGTTATAAAACTTAACTAGTAACTTAGGTGACCAGATCTCTGGATTGTAAGTACCGTTAAACTGATTGTGCCCCGAGGCAACTGATAGTGCAGCCATAATAATATTCCTTGGTTAATTTACTGGACTTGCCCGCTTAACATTTGGGCTTCCATATCTTTATAAACAAAGTCCATATCCTCTTTGTCTAGCTTCTTACCTTTATACATCATTGACTGACCAGTTGTATAGTTCTTTAGAGATTCTGTTCTGAACTTCCGAGTATATACATTCTTTGCAGGCTTTGAGCTAATGGCTTTAGAGCTAATCGCTTTAGGTGGACTTAACTCTGCTTGTGAGACTTTGAGTCCCTTTTTAGCAGTACTTTTATTAAGAGGAGCATAAGAATTAAAGATTTCGGCAACGGCACGAGCATCATTCTGACCATCAAAACCATATAAAGCTTGTCTAGCATTACCAACAATAGGTAAGTCTGTGTAGTCAAGCCATTCTTGGAATAGCGGATCTTCATGAATTTCTGACCAATTAGGAGCTAACGCTGTAAGGTCGTTATCAAAATTGGTGTTAATCTGTGCTTGTCGTTGTGTGTACTCTTCATCTTGCCTTGCTTGCTTCAATCTGGCTAGCTCATTGGCATTGCCTTTTGCAGCATTCTTGGCTATTTTCTCCATAGTAGCTAAGTAGTCTGGATCGTAGGCCTCTTTCTCTGTATCTGAAAGGTAACTAAAATCATCCTTCTCGACTTCTTCATGTTGAACAGACGTAGCATCCATTACTGGTCGCTCTGCTAGTTGTGCCTTCAAGTATGCGATTTCTTCCCTATCTATTTGACCTTCTTTATTATACTTTCCTTGGATCGACCTATAACGAGCATCGGCCTTTCTGTATAATTCTTCTAAGTCTTCATAGCTAAGTTTGTCATCGACCTCTTCGGACTCCAAAGTGTCTTGTTCTATATGTTCCTCTTCGCCTGTATCAATATCATCAGCAGTATCAATCAGTGCTTCTGTATCACTCTCTAGTTCTTCTGATAATTCATCATCATCAAAGGTAACTAAATTAGATTCAACTTCTGCTTGCGGTTGACTTAACTCTTTCATTAAGGCATCTGCTTTCTCGTTTGCTAATCTTATAGATTCTGGCATGTCTTTGTATTCGTCACTCATTATTGCTCCTCGTGTAGCCCTAGGGTATTACACTCAATAGTTTTGAAGTTTCTTGGGTCAGTTAAGTTATCCATTACTGCTTCTGTTTCTCTTTTATTTCTTCTATTATAAACGTCAAAGTCTGTAATTAGCCGCTAAGCCTCATTAGGATCTCTGGCGGTTGCGCTTCGGTTAATAGCTTTATAATCTGCGTCCTTTCGTAAGCAAACCACTGTTCTATCAACTGAAAGTCTTTATTGCCATCTAAATTAATCATGGCTTGATCTAAATGTTTTTGAACGGGTTTATCCATTAATTAGGTCTTCCCATATCCTGTTGTGGCTCAGAGTCGCTTTCTTGCAATCCAGATCCTGCATGTGGGGATGAATTAAGCTTCTTCTGTTGTCCACTTCCACTACCACCGCCTTTCTGTCCTGCGCCATCTTGACTTGTCATTTGTTGGCCTTTTTTCTGACCCTCAAGCATTGCCATGATAGCCTCACCATCAACCTCACCGCTTAGCAACATCCCAATAAGTGGGTTTTCTTCGCTAAGCTGTTGAACAACCTCCTGCTGTAATGCACCGCTTTGTATTTTCTGTAGTTCTTCCTCAGAGGGGATAATGGCATTAGCAGGTAGGTCTAAATCTTTAATTATTTCACGAAGCATTCTACCTCTATGAACCATATCAATAATTTGATTATCAACGGGGTTGTTAGTAAGTTGCATGAATTCGTTAAGTCTAATAAGTGTCTGTTCTTTAACAATGAGTGATAAAGCACCTTGAGGTACGACTGTCACATCACCTTTAATTGAATCATCTTCATGGTGAAGCATATTGTACTCATATAGACGCTGTATGATATTCTCATTGACTGAGTCTATATTACGGATAACTTGCTTAATTATCTTTGAAGCAGCGCCCATAAGCATTGATAAACCACGAGCTGTACTTCCTGCACCCGAACTATTACCATCACCATGAGAGTAACTATGAATGCCTGTTTCTTCATCAACCCTACTTCTGCACTCGTTCTTAATATTGGTAATTTCTTGTGCATGAATTTGTGGTTGCTCAAAGTTAATTAATGAACCACTTGGTTTTTGTCCCATAGCCATAGCATGAGGTTCTTGACCCTGCCATATTTGCCACGGACGTAAGTTTTCAATAGCTTCACCTTCTGCCATTCTACCAATATCATTTATAACTACTTGAGGCCCACTTGCAATCCATACGTTGTTTTCAATAGCTCGTGAGATACTATTGATAAATCTTTGTGACTCTTGCATTAATGATGGTACACATTCACCCCAAAAGGCATTAGGTACTTTCATATAAGATGTCATTTGATAAGGTCTACGGCCTAAAGGATCGGGATTAAGTACACAGCGAATAATATGCTTCATATCAGCTGTTACCCAAGCGGTGATTTCATACTCACCTAATTCTTCTAGTTCCTCATCTCCATAAGCAGTAATGCCCCATTCAATAAGCATTTTACCTTGTACGCTTCCCCAATATTCAAATACTTCTATCTTTTCAGTGTTGACCGAATCTTTAAAGTCTTTATTCTCAATCTCTCTGCGTTCTTGGTCAGTATCCATTTGGATAGTTAAACCCTTCTTGCCGTATTCTTCTAGTATTATATCAATGGCTTCTGTCTTATAGCCTTCAACGTTCTTTAGGTTGGATAAATACTTTCTATCTAAATACATGCGCTCAAAGAAATAACCATCATCTATACCTACTTGGTCGGGAGATGGATAAATGTCTAAAGGACTTGGTGATTCAAATATAAGCTTAACTTTGTCAACAACTTTCTGTGTGTATTTCTTAGTCTTGGGATCTAAAGTGTGTTCTATAGCCTTTTCACTTCTTGGCAATGGCCCTTTGATGAATGCTGAATGGTAAGTAACGAGGTAACCAATAAAGTCTGCTGTTGCTTCTTTATAATGACCTTCTGCCAATTGATCTGCTATTACAGCTTCCATCTTCTTGGCTTTCTCATTAGCGTCTGCTTTATCCATCTCTAAAGCTAAATCATGTGCCTTAGCGGTTTCTTCAAATATCTGCTCATAGACAAGCTCTTTTTCCTCAGTTGTCATGACGTTCTCGTCTTTTAACATGGGAGCAAATTTCTTTAGGATATTAGATGTTAGCGTTTTCTTCTTGTCATCGGGAAGATCTGGAACAGGCGTATGGTCAATTGTCCAAGGCTTATCATCAGAAGGTGAGAAGATGTCTTCTATTAAAGCAATACCTGCTCTACATTTTGTTCTACCAACAGGATCATAATAAGTTGAGCCAGATTCATTAGCTTCAATCTCTTTTAAAACATTGTCATCATACTTAGCTCTGCGAATATTGCCGTAAGCTTCCATCTCATTATCTATGCGATTTGCTCTAGCATCTTTAGCTTGCACAAGGTGATTGCTAAGGTGTAATAATAGTTCTGTTTTGACTGCTTCTGTTTTCTTCTTTGGTATTACTAAATCGTCTATAGAGTCAATGACATTGCTCTCTACCTCTTCTTCTGTATCGGGTTCTTGTCCGTAGTCGCCTGCCATTAATATCTCCAAAATTGTACATGTGATCTATTTATAGTACTATTATGCTACAAATACCCCGTGTCAAGTCCTTTTCAATAAAAACTGAAAAAGAAATAAATACTGAAAATGAAATAACCAAGGGGCTACTTGACGAGATGAGTAATAGGTATTATACTTGTATTGAACGTATCGAAATTTATGTGTGATGTTTGGAAAGGTATACACGACCAGACAGTGAAATATAGAGAAGAGTAGCATATCTTATATAATGCGATTATGATAAGGAAGCCCCAGCGCAAGGGCTGCCCATAAGAAAATAAGGTTTAAGCCCTTGCCACGTTCGACACTTTTTAGCAATGTAAACACTGGCGCAGGTTCGATTCCTGTTATGTAGCGAAGTTTGGAACTGGAGATCTTCTCTTAAGTGAGGACATGTAAGGTACATGCTTGACTGATAGGAAAGACTATTACTTTTTAAGCGGAGGTAATGAGCATTGGTAGCTCGTCTTAGATCGCAGGTTCGAGTCCTGCCCTCCGCCCCTTTTTTATTTTAAGGTAGACTCTAAGACGAGCCAAGCATCACTTTTAGCATCCATTCTATTAGAAAAAGACCTTGAGCTAACAATAACTACTTCTTCATTCATCTTAACTCTCCACCGATAAGCATTAACTTTATCTTGATAGATGTTAGGAACTCTTAATGTCTCAACAAGCCAATTAGCAACATCAACAAGTTCTATTATATCATCATAGCCCTTAGCTGACTTAGCCAATATCTTTCCATTACCTGCAACTACTCTAAATCTCTTCTGTGATCTCTTGTCGGGAAAGGTCTGAAACTTTATATCCCTTAAGTTATTAATCTTCTTCTTCATACTCATCTCCTTCTTCCTCTTCCCATTCTATATCTAATAACCCTGCTTCACCATACTCATTGTATATTTTATCATAAATAGTATCCATGCAAGCCATAGCCGACCTAGCAATTGGTAAACTTTCTAATACACCCTCTGCCAATACAAAAGACTTAAGTGTTCCTTTTGGTGCGCAGATAATAACAAAAGGATGTCCGCTTTCTCTCATGCTATCAATAGCGTCTTGGTAAAAATCTAATGACATAATCTTCTCCTGTTATATAATAAATCGTTTCTTGGATATTGGCAGAGCCTTACGTCTTACACTTCCACTAACATGTTGCATATCAAGAGACACAGCAAGGTAACGCATAGCATCTGCATAGTGAGAGGTAAAATCATGTAGCGGTCTGTCTTTAAAGCAACCACGTTTTTCATCCCACTCTTTTCTATAAAGCCTCAAGCATGAAACTAATGAATACTTACCTGCACCTTTTGATTTCTGGTTAGGGTTATCAGTAGCACACTTATCTCTATCAAAGAAGCATGTTGATAAAGCTTGCCTACAAGCGTCAATACCCTCTGCAATACTTAGCTGAGGAATAACAGTGAAGTGGATACCAAAGCCTCTAGCAAGCTCTAAACGTGACTTGCCTGTTGTCATCTCCCTTACTTGAATGTCGTGTGGTGCATAATGATGAACATAATTATAGCCATACTTGTTTCTGTATTCTGATAACATACTAGCATAATGCTGAAAGCCTTCACCGCTATTAGTGTATGAATTAAGAACTCTGATTTCTGTGCCTATGCGAGTATAGAAGATAATAGCCATTTCATCTGCCATACCTAAATCCCATACCGTATAAACTGGTGAACCTGCGGGATAAGGAACATCTGTAACACCACATCTGGTTATTTCAGCATCATCTATCTTAGCAAATTGTGTTTCATAATAAGCACCTTCTAATGATTGATTGAAAGCTTCTGTTGGTGTTGATGGATGCTCTTGCTTCATATCCTCACCTTGTTCTTCTGCTTTCTTATAATACCAAGCCTTTTGATTCTCTGACAAAGGAAAGTACTTCTTGTGCATTTCTATGTCTATTTCCTGCCAATCGGTATCAAGCGACCTAAAGTATTCACCATAAGCTGTAGGTATACGAACCTTTGCGGTATCTTCATCTGAATAAGTATTGGTGCAATCCATAAACCATGAGTAGAAGACAAAGTTAAAATCAACAGCTGTTAATGGTTCTCTACTTGCTTTCATCGTCATAGCCTTTTGGCAATAATCGTAAAACATTCCAGAATTACCTTCTGCTGTTGACTCTATTGTTACTCGTAGCCCTGCTTTAATAGCATTTAAAGCACCAGTTTTAATTTCTCGTGCTTTCTCTGGATTAGCTTTAGAGATCTTACCTAATTCTGATATATGAAGTGCGTGAGCGTTGGTTGATCTTACTGATGTATCTACCTTTAAGCTTGATCCATTGGCCCATTCTAACACCTCTTTTGAGTCTGTTTTAAGGACAACCAACTGCTTGATTACATCGGGTAGGTTATCATAAGGGAACTTAACCTTTGTTGCTAGGAGTTCCTTTGCATCATCAATAGTATGACATATAACATAAGTTTTGTGATTCTGTGTAAATAGGCAATTATCGAGGAAGTCAATAAGACAGCACGTTGATAACCCATGCTGTCGTGACTTTAGAACAATAGTTCTTGAGTGTGTTGTCATTTTATAAAGAAAGTCTTCTTGTACTGCATTGGGAACGAACTTAACCTTTTCCCCTTCCTTATCTAGTATCCAATAGAGGTTTGACATCCTCCATTTCTTATCATTTAGAAATATTCCTGCGTTCTCTAGTTCGGGAATATTAAACTTTGCTGAGGTATCCTTTTTCATATAATCTCTTTAGTGCTTGATAGACATAAGTGTAATCACCGTGGCTTTTAAACACTATTCCAGAGGGAAGTAATATATTTGTTACCCCGTCTCTTGGTTTAAGAATGGCAAGCCTTATATCTAAATTGTTAATCTTCTGTACGAAATCTAATCCTGTTTTGATTTCCATAATTCTTCTCCTTTTATGGTTATTACTAGTTGCCCTTTTAGAATAAAGGTGCTATGTTAGTATAGATTGACAATGAAGTTAATTCAAATTGAAAAGGAAAACAAATGA